CCGCCAGATACGCCTCGCCGTGGAAGAGATTTAGATCGATCGCGAGCCGCGAGGTGTGCAGCGACGTCTTGATGCCCTTGCCGAGCTTGGCCAGCCGTGCGGCTTCTTCGGGTGAGCGATACGCCTCGCCCAGCGTCACGCTATAGCCCATCTCGTTCGCCTTCTGAATCAGCTCCGCCACTTTGGAGGCGAAGAGGCTTTGTTTCTGACGGAGCGTCACCGGCCACCCATCCATCCCGAAAAGAACCCGCCGACGAGCCCGCCGAGGGCGCCCGACACGCTGCCCCATTTACTCGCCGTGGTTTTCTCGCGATTACTGCGGTCCTTCAGGATGGCAATCTCCTGTTCAGCTTCCCGCACGCGGCCATTCAAATTGTCGAAACGAATATGTAGCGAGGCGAATCCCGCCTGCATCGTGTCTTTCAGATCGTCAAGTCGGTCTGCTGCCATGTGGTCCGGTTCCCTTGGTAGTGTGCCCGTGTTCTTGTGTGGCGCTCGGCGTGACTAGCGCAGGCCCAGCCGCGACAAGATCGCGGCGCGCATCTGCGACCACTGCTCATCCTGTTGCCGTTGGCGCTGCTGCATCGCCGCGATGTTGCGCTGATTCAGGGCGTCTAACTCGGCCCCTGATGGATCGGGCTGTGACGCGCCGATGCCCATCACGCCGATGTCTCTGCGTGTGGGTTCAATGGTCTGCGCGAAGTCCGTTGCGCCAGTCATGGCGGAGAGAGGCGCGAGAATGCGCCCGATGCCGCTGGCGACTCGCCCCGCCGCTTGTCGTACTGGCCCAGCTTGCGCGGACAGCTTCGGTGCTTCTGGCCCGACCACTACCTTGCCGTATTGATCAAGAACGCGCGGAATGCGCTGGCCCATCTTCTCGGCGTAGTTGTCGATCGCCTCGGCGGCAGTGCCGGTGCTCACAAGTTGTTGTGGCTTGAGTGGCAGCCCAGCCTCAGTTGCATAATTCGCGACCGCCACCGCCCGCCCAGCGTTCTTAGCCACGGCTGGCGTTTCTCCTGCCACGCGCCCAGCCGTTTCACGAATGACGGCTTGCGCTGGCGTCACACCACGAATGCTCGCGCCGACGACGGCGCCCGGCACTCCACCGATGCCCGCGCCGATGCCGCTGGCTACGGTGGAAATGCCCGCGCCGATGGCTTTCTGTGTACCTGCGGGATGATTCGCGGCGAACCGTCCGGCGCTGCGGATGGCGGCAGGGACACCACGCCCCGCCATCAGCGTAGCCGTGGCCCCGCCCGAGCCCTGCTCCTCTGGTGCGGCCGGCGTGGCCGGTTCCGATTGGTTGCCCAGTGCGGATAACACGTCTTGTTCCGATGGCGGTGTATCGCTCTCGACCTGGAACACGCGCCCGTCGCTGAGTTCGATTTCGAAGACTGGCATCAGCGCACCTGTCGGATGGATTTGATCGAGACGCCGCCGCCGGCTTTCGGCCCGGCTTGCACGGTCGGCTCCTGCTGGCCGTAGAACTCGTCATACGCCTTGCCTGAGGCAAACTTCAGTCCTTCAAGCACCGTCTGGCGCGCCTGCTGTTTCTGTGCGATGGTCTGTTCGTCGTCACCCGGCTGTGCGAAGTAGGTCTTGGCGTCATTCTCGTATTCCGCCGCGGGGATGGCCGCGCCGGATTCCTTGCGCAAGCGAGCTTCTGTAAATGCGCGCTGGCCCTGCCGATACCGTTGCTGCTTCGCCGTCTGTAAAATGTTGGGCGCGTACTGCAACTGATACTGACTGGCCGTGCCCGCCTTTGCCATTTCGCCCTCAATGCCCGCGATGTCTTCGCTGGCCTGCTTCGCGCGATTGAAGTACGCCAACGCCTGCCGTTCCGCACCAATCGACGGTCGAGACCCTCCGTACTGCGCATTGATCTCCGCCTTCCGCCGATGCAGCTCGATCTCGTCGTCCATCGAGCGCCCCGCGCTCTGCGCGGCCGGATTGCGGACGATGATGCGCCCCGTTGCTGGGTCGGCAATCACCGCGCCAGGGCCGAGGTTCATCGGCGCCATCGGTTTCTCCGGCTCCGCGACCTCCGACACGATGATGCGGCCCGTGGTCGGGTCTACCAATCGCTGGCCAGTGCTGAGTGACATCGGCCCCTGTGGCTTCGGCGCCTTGCTCTGCTCGAATTGCTCGCGTGCCAGCCCGAGCTGGTCGCGATCCAACCCGATGCGCTCGTCACCCTGCGACAGTTGCCGCATCCGCATCGAGTTCTCGACGTCCTGCTGCTGCATCTTCGCGGCTTCTTGTTCCGCTGCGATGCGCGAGGCGACCATTTCGCGCAGAGCTTGCTCCGCGCCAAACGCGCCGCCCAGTTGTAAGAATCGCTGTGCCATTAGCCGAACCTCACTCCGCCGTAAATCTGGCGTATCCGCTCTTCATTCGCCGCGTTCTCGCGCGGGTCCACAATCGGCATCTGCGCGCCTCCGCGCCCCAACACGCCCGCCTCACCCAACGCCCCCAACGCCGTGCCGCCCATCGACAGCGCATTGAGGAACGAATCCATACCAGTGCCCTTCGGTAACGTCGCGGGCAAGGCCGCCGTCTGTTGCAACTGCGGCACATCGCCGCCCGACTCCAGCGCCGACATCGCCCGCCCGCGAATCATCTGCAACGTCTCCGGGCTCATAAACCCAGCGCCAGACAGAATCGCGCGCGGGTCCGTCGGCGGCTTACTCGAGCCGAGCATGTCGGCCGACCCAATCTGCCGATACCGCGCCGCCTCGGCGTCGCGCACATCGCGCCCGCGCTGCATTGCCTGCGTGTTGGCGTTGGTGATACGGTTGTTTTCCAGTTGCGCGCGGATGACGTCGTAATCGGCCTGTGACGCGCGATCCGACGCGCGCTGCGCCGACGCGCCAGACGCGAGCTTGCCCGCCGCGCCGAGTCCTGCGCCGAGCAGGCCGGCCGTCTTCGCGCCCATGCCGAGTGTCGTCAGCAGCGATGCGCCGCCCGTGAAGGGCGCCGCCGCGATCGGTCCCGCGATGCCTGCAATCTTGCCGAGTGTGCTCCACACGCCCATCGTCTACTCCTTACAGTCCGTACAAAATGCGCCAACGATAGTCATCCTCGTAATCGCGCCCCAGCGTTCGCCCGAACTGATCGTCAAACATGCGTCCCTGTTGGCTGAGCGCCCGATTGCGATACCCCAAGTCCGCATTGAACTGTCGCCCGCTCTCACTGATCTGCAACCGCCGCACGGCGTCATCCATCTGCGCCATCTGCAACTGCAACGCGCGGGCGGATTCCGCATCGCCACTCGCCAGCGCCATCTGCAACATCTGGCCGAGCTCGCCCCGACGCTGCTGGTATTCCTCGCCCATCAGGCCGGCCTGATAACCGCTGACGTTCTCGCCGATGCCCTCTTGAATGCCCTGCATGTCCGTATCGAAGCTGCCGGAACTCGCCCCGCCCATCAGGCTGCCCGTCGCTGCTGCGCGTTCCGCTAAGGCCGCGCGCTGCGCATCGCCCGCGCGCTGCTGCTCACGGCGAAAGGCATCGACCTGGTTCTTGATGTTTGGATCGTTCGCATCGACCGGCTTCTGGTATTCGTTGATGCGGCCCATGATGAGGTCGCGCACCTGCTGCAAGTAGCTGTTGGCGGCTGGTGCCGCTGCGGCGGCGGGCACGGCAGGCGCTGCGGGGCCCGCCCCCTTCGCCGCCTTGGGCGCTCGCACCTTGCCGGTGTTGGAATCGATCCCGTCCAGGAACTGGCTGCGCGTGCCGCCGGTTTTGTAATTGGAGATGACGTCGGCCATGTAACGGCCCGACGGGTCATACATCTTGTCGCCGCGGATGGTGACGCCCTGCGCGATGTCGCGATTGGCGTCGAGCCAGCCTTGGGCGTTGCTCAGGTCGGCTTTGCCGAAGCCCAGTCGGCCCCGAATGGCTTCAAGGTCGAAACGGCCTTGGGGCGGCGGCTGGGCGGCCTGCGCGAAGTTCTGCGCAGTGGACGCAAATGGGTCCGGCCCGGCGATCCCGCTGTTCTGGTTCAGCCCGCCCAGGACACGATTTTTGTAAGCGTCCTCGTCGTTGTAGAAATCGTCGTCGAATGCTGCCATGTGTGCTATCCTTTATGCCCTTATGGAACTACTGCTTGCGTTCATGTTCGCCGTCGGCATGTGGAACCTTCGCCACTTCCTCAACGAGGCCGTCCGCAAGCGCAACGACCACGAGCAGTGGATGCGCTATTCGTCAATGCCGCCAACTCCAGAACATCGCGATCCCTATCTCGAACATGAACGCCGAAAGCAGGTCGCGCGATGAGATACGCACTCGTCGCTCTCGCGCTCACGCTGGTCGCGTGCGGTCAATCGCCCGTCAGCCCCACGCCCAATCCGCCACCGATTCCCGTTCCACCGCCCGTGCAGTTCCGCGTGCTGGTGCATGGTCTCCAAACCACGCCACTTGTTGCACTGCCCGTGACGTTGCACACCGCAGACGATTCTCGCGAAGCAGTTACCGATGCGGCCGGCTACGTCGCGTGGCCTGTTCGTCCAGGCGAGCCGTTCACGCTCACCATTAGCGCCAACGGTCGGCGGCTCGAATACTTCCGCAATCGCGCCATTGAGAGCGATGCCCTGTGGTATGTGTCCGCGCCACTGTGCGAACCGCGCGAACCCTGTCGCTGACATCACGTCTTCACAATCCAGTTAACCGCCAAAAATGGCGGGTTGGCTGTGCCGCTTGAGCCTACCGCCAACGTTCCAACTCCGTGACTATGCGCGCTACCAGCCGCGCTCGTGCCGGTAATCGTCGCCGCCGCCTGTGTTGGGATTCCGTGAAAATGCGTCTCGACCGATGGAACCTCGGACAGCGTTTGCTCTTGGACGCCGCCTCCGTTGGCATCAACTAAGACTTCGGTGCCGGAAGACACCCCCTCAGTGTCTCCGGTGTGGTCGTGTGCGGGCGCTTGGTAGCTGCCCGCCCCGTGCGTGTGCGAGCTCTCGTTGGCCGTTGAACCACTGATCGTGCCGCCCGTATGCGTGTGGTTGATCGCACCGCCAGTAGATCCGAGCGTCGCTCCTGTTCCACTGGCAGCCTTCCCCAAGGGGAATCGCTGCCGCATGTCGGGCACATTGAATGTCGTGCTGCCATTGCCCGCACCATATGTGGTGCTAATCACCGCGAACAGCGCCGCGTACGTCTCGCGGCTCACGGCCGAGCCGTCGCACATCAAATATCCGGTCGGAGCGGTCGTGCCCGCGAAAGCGTGTAAGGTTCCCGTCTGCACCGTTGATAAACTCGAAATACCCGACGCGATCTGGTTCAGCCGCTCATCGGCGTTGATGCCATCGACCTTGCCCGCCCAAATCTGCACGCGCGCCACGATGTCATCGAGCACCGTGCGCAACTTGCCGTCCAATCCCGACGCATCGTAGGGAATGAGGAGCGGCATCTACCGCAGTTCCTGCTGGATTACTGGCGCAATGATCGCGTCCACGCTCCACTGCTCGTCATTCGCCGCCGCATCGCCCACCGTCAACTGAATCACGTCCGCCTCACCCATCTCCGAGCCTTCCACCTTTTTCACCACGCGCGTTTCACTCGCAGCCGGCGCCAGACTCACACTGTGCGCCCGCGTCTCTTTCCCAAAGTCCCGCGTAATCGTGACCGTCACATCTGATCCCGCTTGCGCCTTGCCGATGATCGTGGACTCTGCGAGCCCGACCTTGTGCATCAGGTCGCCCGTCGTCAGGAGCGGGCGCGTTGTCACATACGCCTGAAAGTCCGTGCCGTTGTCGTCCGTGTCTGTCGTGTCGCACTTGAGAATCACCGTGCCGCTCGAGCGCCCGATGTGCGGCTTCAGATCGCGCGACATCGACGCGCCCAGCGTGTTCGAGAACAAGCACGAGCACCGCGCCCCAGCCGAGTCGCCGGTATGCTTCGCCCACCCGCCGCGAATCTCGTTCTTCTCGTCCTCGTGGCCGAGCTGGACATCGAAGACCATCTTGGTATCCGGGTCGTTGTTCGCCCCGGTCGCGATCCACACCCACCACTGATGCAAGTCGGGGTAGTAGACCGAATGCGCAACCACTGTCGAGGCGGCCAGATTCATCGACCGCCACGTTACTTCGTTGTCGCGGCCCAAATACTCGATATCACCATCCTGCGTGACGCGATACGGCCCGCGATGCGACAGGAAATACAGCGCCGCCCGGCCGCGCTGGTCCTCGCCAATCGCGATCGTCTTGTGCGCAATGCAGCCGACGTCATCGCGCATCTTGCGCGTGATGTAGGGCTGGCTCACGTCGCCCGTCGGATGGAGCTTCCAGACCTGTCGATACTTGAACCACCAGAGCAACCCGCTCAGCGGCCCCCCACAGCCGGTCAGCGCGCCGCCATCGTTTTCGTTGAGGTCGATGTAGTTCTTTTGCGTCGCGGAGACCACGAGCCGCTCATCGTCGCCGGTATCCGCCGAGCCCAAGACGGGCGTAAACCAGATCCGCGAACTCTTGCCTTCCGACTCCGCGCCTGAGGATTCCCACGCGACCGCGCCGAGAATGCGGTTGCCATCGGTCTGGATGAACTTCACCGACGGGAACCGCTTGTAGGTGCCCGCCACATCCGGGGCATCGCCGTCGGCGTAATCCGCCGCAAGACTGTTGTCGTCAAACGTCGTCGTGGCAATGGCGATCTCGGTGTTCGAACCCGTGATCGACGTGCCGTGACCGGCGAGCAGATACCAGGTGGAGCCGTCCGACGACACTTCGACTTCCCAGTGCGTCTCGCCTTCGCTGGCCGCCGTGGGCCGCGTGACGCGCGCGTGCGTGCCCGAGCCGGACGGCGTGAACGTCACCGAGGCGCTGGGCTCAGACCGTCGGATAATCCGCGTGCCGCTGATTTGCAGCCAGCGGACGCGATATTGCCGCTCCACGGCGGCATACGTACCCGATCCGGTATTCCCCGCCGTTGGCGCATCCGGTGTCGCGAACC